GAGGAGATCCGCACAGCGCTTGTCAAATCACACATCTTTGCATACCCATCGATCTGGCCAGAGACAAGCTGTCTTGCCGCAATCGAGGCGATGTCTGCCATGAACTTGGTGGTGTGTCCTAACTTTGCTGCTCTCTCAGAGACATGTTCGAACTTTGCTATGATGTATCAGTTCAATGAGAACAAGAACCTGCATGCAGTTCAGTTCGCACATACGCTGGATATCGCTATCAAGACCGTGATCCAGAACCGCGGGACGACATATCCTTATCTGGATTTTCAGAAGCAATATTTTGATTATTTCTACAGCTGGGAAAAAAGAAAAGGAGAGTGGTTAGCTCTCCTTAACTCCTTGGATAATGATTGAAGATTCAATTCTTTATGAATTAGGATTGTCTCTTTTGACCTGAGCATTTCTGACCTGCAGGATCTGCTGACGGTTCAGGAAGTCAACCCAACCGTAGGGCGTGTCTCCACCTTCCCAGGCATGTAGCATACGCAGATGGCCGGGATTGATATATTTGAATCCGCGCTTGGCAAATTCTGCAGCACACATCAATTTCCAATCTTCAAAAGTGGTGTTCTTGTTAGTATGTACAACATTGCGTTGGTTCTGCATAATAGACATGGTGTTTCCTTTGGGTTGATCAGTATTCTTTAAAATCGGTATTTTCAGTATATCCGAGATGATACTCAAATATTTCTTCTTCAGTCAGTTTGACGATTTTCTCGCCGTATTCGCTGTTTGCTGTCCACCAATGTGGGTCGCGAGACCTGAGATAGTATGAATCTGCTGCACCACGATCATACAACGATCCGCTACGCTTGCGATCAAACTGAGGTTGATCGTTCATTTTTTAGACTCCAGAAAATTGATCAGACTAGATATTGCGTTATCTATAGCGGATATGTAATGAAGTATCGTATATTGATTTAAAGTTTCATCATCTGACAATATCCATTCAATTTCAAGTTCAAGCTTGCTTTGAACTTCACGCAGGCTCATTAGAGCCAATTGAGATTCTCCGGTCATATTAGGCAACTTTCTGTTGAAGACGAGAAAAATAATTCTGTTCATGCTTAGCATCCACCTTCTGCTTTTCTTGCAGCTGTTCGGCAAGGATGAACTTGGCGATGTTCATGTATTTGCGGGCTTTATCCGGATCATCAAATTCTAGCATCGTCTGTGCATCTGAGAGGATACCCATGATGGTCATCTCGATGCCAACCATCTTGGTGGTGATGCAGTCCATGATGTTGATGCGGATATCGTCCTGGGACATTCCGTAGCACTTGCGTTCAAATTCAGTCATTTTGTTTTCCTGTGTTCTCATCATATTATTAATATAAGGTATTTTAATAAAAATGTCAACCGTTATCATGCCGGACCGTTTAAAAACTTTCTAGCATCTTTTCCACAGAATGCTTCGATGATGCCAAAGTACCAATCTTCGTTCTTTTCACGGAGGATATCCAGGGGCGCCTTGTTGCCATAAGGAGAAACCTGTGTGAAATAATCATCCTGTGTATGATTGGCCACGAGCTCCTTGAGGAACTTGGCCTTGGTAAATGGGCTCTTGGAATACTTGAAACGACCAACAAACCGACGTTCGCCATTGTATGGGTAAAACACATAATCACCGGATACTTCAAAGGCCTTACGATCGAACTTCATTTTCATCTCTTTCTCTGTTTTCTTCATATTATAACTATATGACATTCAGACAGAAATGTCAAGCACTTTTTTAAAAAAACTTTTTAAAATTATAGGTTGACATTTACATACATATTTACTATCATGATAATATGATGAAAACACAGGAAAACAAAATGGATCAGGTTTTGCGTGAAGCACTTGACGATGCAGATAAATGGTATGAACTGTATCTTGGTCAGAAACTAGCCAACGAGCGTTTGAATGATAAGATTGCAACGCTTGAGGAAGAGGTTGATAGCCTTAGACAAGTTGTATATGGTTCACCTGACGGAAATTGAGGAGACAGCAAATGGCTAAAGCAGCTACTAAGATTGATAAGATTGCAGCACAGGCAGCTAAACCTAAGATCGTGCGTCTCAAGGGCAAGTACTCTGAGATAGATCTAAAAGCTACTGGTAAGCTTCCAAGCTGGGAAGATCAAGACAAGCTGACAGCAGAACAGTTCCGCAAGCGTTGGCACGCCGCCCGTTACTTTTATTATTATCATCATGATGTCAAGGAATTACGCCCGTTTGTCGTTGACGTTTACGGTGCATCCTGGACCAAGGCGCAGTTAAAGAGCTTTAACAAGCTCAAGGATTGGCAAGTTTCTCCCACGTTGGCTGCTATCTGCAAGGTAGTGATGGACGGTGCTAATTGGGAAATCGAAACCAAAGCTTGGGCAGATAACAAGGTGATTGAAATCCTCGAGACTGGATCTAAGATCGCTGATGAAGTTGAAAAATCTGAGGAACCTAAGAAAGTGATCAACATACAGGATCGCGTGCGAGAACGCGGGTATGACATCATCGGAGACATCGAAGAGCTCCTGGACAAGGGTAAAGCGTTTTCGCTCTATGATTGGTTGCAGAAGAACGAGATTCCTGCCATGTATGCCACCAAGATAATCGATCATTACAAGCCCTGGTTCCTGGAATTGTATGCTGCTGCTACCACTAACGATGCCGATCTCAATCAAGCATATGGTCATATGACCAAGAAAAATATGAAAGATCGTATCATATTCTTCACTAAGTTCCTGGAAGACGCAGAACGCTATAGCGGCAACGTCAAGAAGGCCAGAGCTCCTCGTAAGAAGAAGGCACCCACCACAGAAAAACTCTTGAAAAACTTTCAGTATCAGAAAGAGAGCAACGAGTACAAGCTACAGTCATGCGATCCTGCAACGATCATCGGTGCTCAGGAGCTCTGGGTGTTCAACACCAAGTACAAGACCCTGGGTGTGTATCGTGCTCGAGGTCCTGCAGGTCTCACCGTCAAACGTACTAGCATCGATGGATACGACAACGATGCTTCCCTGATCAAACGCATAGGTCGCAAGCCAGAAGAATATGTAAAGAAGGTTCTTTCTGGGGGCAAGATCACTCTACGCAAGCTCATGGAAGAGATTAAATCCGAACCAACCACATTTACAGATAGGATAAATACTAATACCGTAATCCTTAAAGTGGTGAGGCAATGACAGAAAACATAGTAAACTTTCCCAATAAAGGCCCAGAGATGTTTCCTTCGACCATCGAAGAATCTCTGGATCATATCCAATCAGTAAGACAAGAATATTGTGACGAAGTAGCAGATGATGTGTTTGAGGCCATGGCAAGCGTGCTATCAACCTACGGGTTCGTGGTTCGTATGAATGAAAATCACATAAAGGATTTTACATTCGCAGAAGAGACTATCAAGGCTCTGGTATACAGATACAAGAGGATCGGACATCCTTTCCATGAGATCATAGATAATGTCATCACGATATCTGATGAAGTACAGCAAGATCTAGAAAAAGCAAAAGAAAAAGAACAACAAGAAAATAACTTGACATCTTAACAAATTGTATATATAATACATAGATAATGAAATATTGGAAACTTTAAAATGATAATCGTGGATTTTAATCAGGTAATGATTTCTAACCTGATGATGCAGCTGGGCAATCATACAAACATTCCTTTGGAAGAAGGATTGTTTAGACACATGGTAATAAACTCTTTACGCTCTTACAAGCAAAAATTTCAAAGTGAATATGGCGAGATCGTGATTGCTTGTGATGATAGGAACTACTGGCGTAAACAAGTATTCCCATACTACAAAGCAAATCGCAAGAAGAACCGAGATGCTTCCGAGATCAATTGGAATCAGGTGTTCGATATCTTTAATACGATTAAAGCCGAGATCAAGGAATACTTCCCCTATCGAGTGATCCAGGTAGAATCTGCAGAAGCAGATGATATCATTGCCACCCTTGTGACTGAGAACAAGGACAAGACGATCCTGATCCTATCTGCTGATAAAGACTTTGTACAGCTCCAGAAGTATGCCACAGTCAGGCAGTATGATCCCATCCGTAAGAAATGGATCAAGGAAGACAATCCTCAGCAGTATCTGTATGAGCATATCCTCAAGGGCGACCAGGGTGACGGCATCCCCAACATCCTTTCTGATGATGATACTTTTGTCACAGACAAGCGCCAGAA